AACAGGATCAACATCATATCCAGTTGTAATCGGAGGCGGTGGTGGAGGATCTCCACAACCAAGTCCAGGAACTCCATTATTAGGAGTGCCAGGTTGTAATTCAACAGCTATTATAGGTGGTGTAACAATCACTGCAACAGGTGGTGGAAGAGGTGGCTCAACAGGAGACACTGCAGGAGATCCAGGTGGATCTGGTGGAGGCGGTGGTTTCCATGACGCTGGAGGACCATATCCAGGATCACCAGGAACTTGCGGACAAGGTAATGCAGGTGGAGCATCAAACAACGTAGCATCACCAGGAGCCTGTGGATCAGGAGCTGGCGGTGGTGGCGGAGCAGGTGCAGTAGGTGGTAACGCACCAGCATCTAAACCAAATAACGTAGCAGGCGTAGGTGGAGCAGGCACAGACGTATCACCAGTTTTTGGACCAGCAGTTGGAGTTTGTGGTTCAGTAGCCGGAGGTGGTGGCGGTGGAGCAGATTTTGCAGGACCAGCAGCTTCAGGAGGAGCTGGCGGTGGTGGAGCTGGCGGTAACTCTCCAGGTGGAACAGGTGCAAATGCAACAGCTAACACCGGTGGCGGTGGAGGCGGTGGTGGAGGATCCGGTAATGGTGCTAACGGTGGATCAGGAGTAGTTTTAGTAAAAGAATTAAATGCAGCATCAGGTGTTTGGTCGATGCAATCTCAATTTTCAGCAATAAAACAAGGCAAGTGGCCTTTAACAGGAGTAAACGCTCACTATCTAGTTATAGGTGGTGGAGGAGGTGGTGGAAGATCTACTGGTGGTGGAGGTGGAGCTGGTGGATTTAGAATTTCATTTGACTCACCTTTAGCTGGAGCAACAGAATTTTTAACACTAGGTGATAACTCAATAGTAATAGGTGGCGGTGGTGCAGGCGGTGGACCAAGTAGTCCTTTAGGAAATATAGGAAGCGATGGAGAGGTATCATCATTAGGAGACATAACATCTGCTGGTGGCGGAGGTGGAGGTGGTGAGGCACCTTGTAATCAAAGAGATGGTAGAGCTGGAGGATCTGGTGGTGGAGCTTCAATCGGTGGAGGAGTCACTGGGGGAGCAGGTGGAGCAGGAAACACACCTCCTGTAAATCCACCTCAAGGAAATGCTGGTGGTATTAGTTCTAATTGTGGAACTGCTAACAGGAGAGGAGCTGGCGGTGGTGGAGGTGCTGGTGGATCAGGTACGAACGGAACTGTACCATCAAGTGGTGCTGGTGGAGCTGGGGTTGCATCTTCAATAACTGGAACACCAGTTGTAAGAGCCTCTGGTGGAACAGGTGGCGCTGACTGCGCTGGAAATGTAGGAGCTACAACTCCTGGTGGTGGCGGAGCTGGAAGTGGAGGAAACCCTGCACCTGCTGCCGGAAACGCAAGCGTAAACACTGGTGGTGGCGGTGGTGGCGGTGGCGACAATGCTGCTGGTGGTAACGGTGGATCTGGTATAGTTATAGTAAGAGTGCCAAGTGCGCACCCATTATCTGTATCTCCAGGTACTAATTCTGTAGCAAACTGTGTAGGACCAGCTAATGATAGAGTGGCTACTTTCACTGTTTCTGGGACTTTGACAATCGGTTAAAAATACAATATACAATAGAAAGAAATATGAATTTATCAAATTATTGTTGGTGGTTTCAAAATGCTATTCCTGAAAGAATATGTGATGATATTGTTAAGTATGGTAAATCTATATCTGATCAAATGGCTGTAACAGGTGGATATGGTGGTAAGAAATTAAATAAAAAACAACTTAAAGATTTAAAAAAGAAAAGAAATTCTAATATTGTTTGGTTAAATGATAGATGGATATACAAAGAAATACATCCATATGTCCATCAAGCAAACGCTAATGCAGGTTGGAATTTTAATTGGGATTGGTCTGAGTCCTGTCAATTTACAAAATATGAAAAAGGTCAGTACTATGATTGGCATTCTGATAGTTGGGACAAACCTTACATAAGAGAAAATACATCTGCACCTGATCACGGTAAGATAAGAAAGTTGTCTGTCACTGTTTCTTTATCTGATCCAAAAGAATACAAAGGTGGAGAGTTAGAGTTTGATTTTAGAAACATGGACCCTGATAAAAAAGTAAAACCATATAAATGTAAAGAAATTTTACCAAAGGGATCTTTAGTTGTATTCCCATCTTTTGTTTGGCATAGAGTTTGTCCAGTAATAAAAGGATCTAGGTATAGTTTAGTAATATGGAACTTAGGATACCCGTTTCGATGAAAGATAAAAAAGAACAATTATTTAGAGAAGATTATTTTACTTGTCCAATATATTGGATGGATAAACCAGAGTGGGTGAAAAAATTAAATAAAGCCTCTGATCCATACATTAAAGCAGCAGCTAAAAGTAATAAAAAATTTATAAATGAAAGAACTAAAAAATATGGAGACAAAGGAGATCATGGTATGGTCCATCATTCTACTGGCCTTATAGGTGATCCAAAATTTAAAGATCTACAAGAATGGATAATAGCTACAGCATATAATTTATTAGATGAACAAGGTTTTGATTTAAGTGGTCATCAATTGTTTTTAACTGAACTTTGGGTGCAAGAATTTTCGCATCTAGGTGGTGGACATCACACCTTACATACACACTGGAATGGTCACATGTCTGGTTTTTATTTTTTAAAAGCTAGTGATATAACATCACGACCTGTATTTGAAGATCCTAGACCAGGCAGGTGTATGAATCTTCTGCCTGAAAAAAATAAAAATAACGTAACTTTAGCAACGTCTCAAATAAACTATAGTGTAAAACCAGGAAGAATTATATTCTTTAATTCTTTTATGCCTCATTTATATAGCGTTGACAATGGATATGAACCTTTTAGATTTATACATTGGAACATACAAGCAATACCAAAACCAGTTTTAGACTGTTATAAAAATGATATTAAAAAATAAAAAAATGATTAATTATATAAAAACTATTTTAGGCACTAATACAAAAGTTCAAGATGATTTTGTAGAAACAATCTTGGAAGAAAAAAGAAAAGAACTAATGAAAAGGAGAAAAAATGTCGTTCAAAAAAAATAAATATTCAGTCATAAAAGGAGCTATATCAAAAGAGTTAGCAGATTTTTGTTACACTTATTTCTTAAACAAAAGGAGGGTTGCTAGATTTTTATTTGATAATAAATATATATCACCTTTTACAGAATACTTTGGTGTATGGAATGATAGTCAAGTTCCAAACACATACTCACATTATAGCGATATTGTCATGGAGACTTTATTACAAGGTCTTCAAACTAAGATGGAAAAACAAACCGGCTATAAATTACAGCCAGCATACTCTTACGCTAGAATATATAAGGATGGAGACATATTACATCGTCACAAAGATAGGTATTCTTGTGAGATATCCACTACCTTAAATCTTGGTGGTGATCCTTGGCCTATATACTTAGATCCGACAGGTAAAGAAAAACAAGCTGGTGTTCAAGTAGATTTAGATCCTGGTGATATGTTAGTTTACATGGGCTGTGAGCTAGAGCATTGGAGAGAGGCTTTTAAAGGTAAAGACTGTGCACAAGTATTCTTGCATTATAACGATGTTAAGAAGAAAACAGCCAAAGAAAACCTGTACGATAAAAGACCTTTTTTAGGTTTACCAGCGTGGTATAAAGGCTTTAAAATCAATAAATAATATTATATAGTCCTGTTTTGATGAGGAGTATTTCCACCACACCACAATACTCCTCGTCTAAACAGGATATTATATGTTACAAAAAATAGGCTTTGCACCAGGTATTAATAAACAAATTACAGCGACTACGGCTGAAGGCCAGTGGATAGACTGTGATAACGTTCGTTTTAGGTATCAGACACCTGAAAAAATAGGTGGTTGGAAACAATTAGGGGCAGACAATGTTACAGGCGCTGCTAGAGGACTACACCAATTTATCAATAGTCAGAGTATTAAATACTCAATCATAGGAACAAACAGAATATTATATGCTTATTCAGGTGGCGTGTTCTATGACATACACCCAATTAAATCTACAACTACGCTTTCTAATGCATTTAGCACGTCTAATGGATCGGCCATAGTTACAATCACAATTACATCTCATGGTTTTGAAGCAGGTGATATTATATTGTTAGATAATTTTAGTGCGATTACAAATTCAAATTTTAGTGCGTCTGATTTTGATGACATAAGATTTATGGTAACGTCTGTGCCAACAGCAGATACTATAACAATTACGATGCCTTCAAACGAAACAGGATCAGGCGCTACAACGTCTGGTGGTATTAGAGTTCAACATTATTTTCCAGTTGGACCTGCTGTTCAGGCAAAAGGTTTTGGATGGTCACTTGGAACTTGGGGTGGAGAAGAAGTTGGTGCTTTTACAACAACTTTAAACGGAGCCATATCTAGCACGTCTGGTGGTAACAACGGATCAGCTACAGAAATAACTTTAACAGACGCTACACAGTTTCCATCATCAGGAACAAACTTTGTACAAATAGGAACTGAAGAGATATCATACACAGGTATTACAGGAAACAAACTTACAGGTATTACAAGAGGAGTTAGAGGAACATCGCCAACTACACACAGTAACGGAGCAACAGTTACAAACTCCTCAAGCTATGTTGCATGGGGCGAGGCTGCATCTGGTGACTTAGTATTAGAACCAGGTATGTGGTCGTTAGATAATTTTGGTGACAAAGCTATTTGTTTAATTCACGATGGTGAAGTGTTTGAATGGAATTCAGCAGCCGTAAACGCCACTTCAAACAGAGCTACAATTATATCAGGTGCACCAACAGCATCAAGACACATGATCGTATCTACACCGGATAGACACTTAGTGTTCTTTGGTACAGAAA